TATAATCTATCATATGGTCTAACTTCTAATGCAATATTACTATTGAATCCAATTAGTACATCATCACCACTATCATATGTAAATCTTGTTCCAGATAGTTGGAATGAATCATTAAACATTATATCACAACTAAATACAACAGCATTTGATGAGTCTCTACCAATGAATTGTCTGACATCAGAGAATTGATAGTTATAAATTTTACTTACAGTTCCGACATCTCTACCATCAACTGAAATTACTTCCCCTTCTCTGAAATTGCCATTTACATTAATTAATTCTAAGTTATCGGAAGTTACTGATAATGCACCTCCACTAACTCTAATAAAACCAGTTGCTCCAGATGATTTACCTACAATCTGAGATCCTGCTATGATAGTAGTAGAAGCACCTAGCTTAATTCTTGTAAATAGAGAAACATCAAATAGGAATGCTTTATATACATCATTCTCGTTTCCAGTTACACCATCAGAGGTGTCCTCTAGTTCCCAATTGGATATTCTTGCAAATCCAATAGTTGTTCCATTAGAAGATCCTGGAGTAGTATTCTCACGATCCTTCAATTCCACAATTTGGTAAGATGGTGAAATATTTGGTCCAGTAATTAAAGGTGTTCCGTAGACATTGCTGACTAGAACATAGTTACCCAACTCAAATGGTACAATATTATTTTGTAACGATACAAAGTTTCTAGGTTTAGGTACATCTAGATACTTTGGATTTGTTGATTGAATTGGATATCCTCTTAGATATGCTCTACCAGGAGATACTTGAACAGCATAAAGTGACTCTGATGCCTCTACTTTGGTGTCTTCTGTAATCTCCCCTGCATTATATACACCATCATTAAATCCATCATTTAGACACTCTCTTACCGTAATATCAAATGGATCGATCATGAAATCGCCATTTGTATCAAATGTTCTTTTTGCTAGTTCTTTTTCTAGTTCACTATATGCTGTTCTTTCAACGAATGATTGTACTTTTCCGTTTTCAATACGAATCAATTCAATGAAGTTTTTATCAGCGTCATCGCCAATTTCTTTTTTAATTAATGTGGTGTTAATCTTAAATCTATGTGCTCCAGGTGCAGCATAGTTTGATGATCCAGCAGCATTATCATTTAGCGAATCATCATCTTCTGGTGTAATAATAGATTCAGATACTTCAAGACCAACTCTGAATGATGGGTCTTTTGCATATTGATCTAGAATGATATATTGAGACTTTACATCTACAAAGTGACCTCTAATAAAATATACACCTGTGTTAACATAAGCAACAGATGCAACTGCAGTTGCTTCATTAGGAATCATCTGAGCAAATGGACTTCCAATTTCTAACAGAGTTCCACCAAATGTGATTTCTTTATCTGCTAGTAATTGTTCATTATCTAAGAATCTTAGAATATCGTTGTTTGTTCCACCAGCTTCAGTATACTTAACATATAGAGTAATAAAATTCCTATCAGACTCTTCTGCAGAAATTGAATATAATACTTTTGCCTTTACCCCAGTAGTAATACCAGTTATGGTTGTACCAGTTAATTGTGATCTGTATAGTTCTACTTCAGATCCAAGGAAACTAGACTGTAGCAGAATGCAGTCTACATTGTTATCAAATCCAACTTGACCAGGGATGACCATGGAACCATCCTTGAAGAAATGGTTTCCCATGTTCTCGATCTGATTCTGTAAGATCGATTGCATTGTAGTGAGTTCTCTTGCCTGAATCGGGAACCCAGGACGATAAAGAACCTTATAAAAGTTCTTAAACTTATCAAAATCATCATAATAAGGTGTTACATTTAAGTTGGTATTCTGGGGCATCGTTTTTCTCTATTAATTAGAACTCAATAACAATTTTAATGTCTTCGATCTGATCGTTTGCACGGGAGATCGGTCTTCTATTATCTATATAGATAACTTGTCCGCTGTCTTTTTGGATCTCTGGATCTGCATAACCAGCAGTAAATCTCATACCCAAATCATATTCAGTATTGTTGATAATTCTGTTGGATGCTCCAGGAACAGCAGGGAAGTTTACATCTGGTTGTCCACTTGCACCAGATGTTGCTCCAGTGATAGTATTACTTCCAGAAAAATCATTTAGTGAACCAGTAATTTCTGGGAAAATACCATCAACTTTATTTTGATAGTATTTTAGGACTTTTGTTGTAGAATCCCATGATACAACTCTTCCTCTAGAAGTAATTGTTTGACCACCAACACTCTTAGATTGTGTGATAATCTCGTCTGGTAAGAAATTACCTTGAAATGTTGGTGGGAAAATAACTGCTCTGAGTGAAGTTAATGTTAGTTCATTTGTCAATTCACTAGTGCTATATCTTTTTGGATTTAATACTAGACCAATTCTTCTATAGTCATTATCAATTGGGAAGTCTCCAGATCCTTCTGAGTATGATAATTTTGCATTTACCATGACTCTATATCCACCTAATTCATAAGCACTATTTGATCCATGTCCACCCTGAGGGGGAATTATAACATCGATAGAACCACCACTTCCAGTACCAATTCCATTTACATCATCAACTACGATCTTTCCGAATGTATATCCAGTACCACCAGAAGTTACAGTAGCATTTACAATTCTGCCACCATCAATTACTATAGAAACTCTACCACCAATCCCATCACCATTGATGGGTACATTATCAAATGTACCGTTATTGTAACCAGAACCAGCAGCAGAAATTACAACAGTATCAATTTCTCCTTGTACTGCGTTTGAGTTAACTGCGGAGTCATTTAGTACTGGAATGTATTCTGACGAGAAGAACTTAAGAACCTGAGCAACAGGAATCGTGTACATATATTTCCATCTATATCCATCAGCAGTTGTGATAATAGATGTCGATGTTCCAGTTGGTTCAATAGTTGAAGGTCTACCATTAGGATCAGATGGTGAAGTGCCATTGTAAATGCACTTATATGCCTGATATGAAGAGTTTACAACATAGAAGTCAGCATCATATAATCTAGTAGAACCAGATGCAGCAGTCTTTGTGGGAGAATAGTCATGACGATACATATCGTAGATAAATCCCAGTCCACCAGTTGTCTTTTCTGGGGGAATCCAGTCAATTCTACGAACTACTTGAATACTGTCATTTGCAAGAACTCTCTTTAGCGATATCATGTCATCGTAGACATCACTATACTCAGAAAAACTATCTACAGGTTCTGGTGGATTATTGTCGGATTCCCACTCTTGAGGTCTTCCGATAAATACATATAATCTGTCCCTAGTTGATCCTGCTTCCAAATCAGTTGCCTCTGGGTTTGGTCCTTCTAGAGACTTAATGAATTTTTGAGCAGCATATATTCTAAATTGATCAGTGAGAAGTGCTGACATTGTTTAATTCCTATACTTCTGGTTCTTCTTGCTAATATATTTAGGCGTTAAAAACTATCATTTCTCAATTGAGTATCATAACTAATAGAGAGTATTCTCCAAGACGCTCCATTTTGACCTGTTAAAATTTCTCCACCAAGAATTGCTTCAGCAACAGCACCAGATCCATTTCCACCACTAAATGTAATTTGTGGTACATCTGTATATCCATAACCACCATTGGATAATGTTATTGTACTAACTTGGTCTGCCAACATCACTGCAGTAGCAGCTGCTGATGTTACTGAATTATTTTGGAATTGAATTATAGGTGCAGAATTATAACCATTACCTCCAGAAATTACCTTAACACCAACTACTGTACTGTTATCGGAGAATTTATATAGTAATCCAATATCTTCATCTTGTGTATCATATGGTATTATTGAGTTGACAACGAGAGTTTGTGTATTTGGATTCCAAGATTCTACAGTAGCTCTAATTTGTGAATTTAATCCAGTCACAGTTTCTCCAATAACATAGTTAACTCCATTGAAATACGCTGGATTGCGAGTATCTAATTTAATAGTGAGACGAACGAAATGATCTACTCCCTCGTTCAGATTACTTGCATCAACAACTGTAGCATTCTTGAATGGAATGCTAGAGTCTCTTACTTTATCTCCAACTTGGAATAATGTGGTATTTTGACCCCCTTGAGTTTCTTCAATACCATATAATGTTGATGGAATACCACCATCTAAATTAATTTGATCTTCATAGTCAGTTCCAGTGTTTATTAGATCTGGTAGACCATCTCCATCACCATCCAATTCTGCAATATCCTCAAATGCAAAATCCAATAATACTGAGGGTATCTCTGTTAATCTGAAAATAATTGAACCTTCTTGGTCTATAACATTGTGTGGAATACTAAATGTTCCAGATGAATCTGATACCCCAGCATCAAACACTACATTGCTCTTTTCTCCAGGAAGTCCAGCATCAATAAATGCTAGTTCATCTACTTGGAAAACAATGAATAATTCTTTTGTTAATGGATTCCAATCATATACTATAGCAATTTTATTATTTGCACTTTCTGTGCTCCTAATTAATCTATCTCCAACATTAAATTCATATGTTGTTATTCCAGTAACTTCATCATCTTGAGTGTCATCTAATACAACTCTCTGATCATATCTAAAGTTAATACCTCTAGTGCAACCAGTTAATCTATTGACATCCTTTCCAGTATATCGTATTAATTCAGATCCCAATAAGATAACACCACTTCCTGGAAATGGATTGGTAGTAGACACATAAATGTTTGTATCATTTCTATCTGCATCTATTGTAAGACCAGCAATATTGTAATATTCTAAATTATAAGATTGTCTATTTCTTGCAATTTTTTTTAATTTTGTTTTTCTGGCAAATACAACTCTAGGTGGAGTTACATATCCCCTTCCTGAATTTTGTAGAACAATATCGACAATTTGTCCTTGATTTATTACAGCTCTTGCCTTTGCTCCAACTCCACCTCCACCAACTAAAAGGACATATGGTTCTTTTAGATAGAACTGTCCAGGATTACTAATAGTGAAATTGGTAGATACAATCGAAGTATTGTCAATTTCTGCAACTCCTCTTGCACCTCTACCACCACCGCCACTAATGGACAAGAATGGTGGTTCCTCATATTCTCTACCTTCATTTAATATTGTCAATCCAGTTACTGTTCTTGGAGTCGCCCTAAGAACAGCACCATTTCCTTCTCCACCAATTATTTCAGCATCAACATCATAGAATTGTTTATCGCCACTTCTAAGCATTTTAATATAATCAATACTTCCATTTTCTTTTAATACAACTTCTGCATCTGCTGGATCTGGTAATTCAGTGGCGTTTTCTGGTATCTGTGGAAAGAATTTAACCCTCAGCGGATCATATCCCTCACCAGGATCAAGAACCTGCACTGAAACGATTCTGCCATTTTCTATAATTGGTTTTAGTACAGCATCTCGTATAGGAGTTCCACAATTTCTTATAGTCAATACTGGTGGTCTAGATTCACTATATCCAGATCCACCATTTTTAATGATGACGGAATCAACTCCCAAGTCATCATTAAAAACAGGAACTATTACTGCTCCAGATCCAGGTCTAGTTGCCATAGTATTTTTCTAATTATATTAGTATTTATGATACCTTTCTTCTTTGTATTGGAACTCTAGGATAGGTCATTCCAGAAGATTGTCTTACGCTATAATTAAATTTTGGATTTGCTACTCCAGTTTCTGGCCTATCTTTTTTGTAGTATGCATATCTATTATTTGATGTGTTGCCTAGGGAAGTATAGTCTCCAGCATTACCTCCAGTTGTAGAGATTTGGCCAATTTTAGATGCACTGAATATATAA